GCTTATTTTTAGATGTTGGGTATTCCGTCCACAACTCTTTAAATCTTTCTCCATCTAAATATGTCCAAGCAGACCAATTTTTTCCCTTATTGCTCATGTGGTAAGCAATACGTGCATTAGTTACTGGATCAAATAATTCTTTTTTAGAGTCTAGATTAAATTTTTCTAATCTAGCCTCTCCTAATTCATCAATCATGTTAATTTGAAAAATACCGTAAGAGTTATCCCCAGTTTTAGAGTTATTATTTAAAGCCTTTGGCCTACAGTTAGATTCTTTTTGAGCAACTGTCCATGCCATTTTTAATGCCTTGCCTTCAAATCCAATAGCAGATAAAAGTTCTTTGCATTCTTGACCATCTAAAGATTTGGCATCTTTATATTTTTCTAAAACCCTCATGTGAGAAGGATATTTAAGTAATTTTGGAATTGATGCCCGCTCTAACATTTCTTGTTGCTTTATTGCCTGAGCATTACTTGCGTTAAAAAGGGTTGATATAACTAATAAAAATGCTAAGCCACCAACTACTAGGTTGTCCTTGATCATATACCGCCTCCTATAACAAAATGACACCTTTCGGTGTCAATGCATTAATTATAGCAAGTTCAACAAACAAAAGTCAAGTAGATATATTTTTAATGGTATAATGTAAAATCATGGCTACTGGTCTAACAAATCCTCAAGAAATACCATATCCTCTCGCAGATGATCCTGTCAACGTTCATTCTGACATGCAGGAAATGGCAGAAAAAGTTAATGATTTACTTACCGCATTACAGGTTCCATACTTATCTTTAGATGTAAGAAATACAAGCGGGGTAGCAATAACAAAAGGAACTCCAGTCTATATTACTGGATATGCAAACGGAAGAACAACGATAGCAAAATGTCAGGCAAACGATATAGATACATTTCCTTGTATTGGTTTAGCAAAAGCAACTATGCAAAATGAAAATGATGGAATCGTTGTGACCGTAGGAGTTTTAGAAGATATTAATACATCTTCCTATGATGAAGGTGATAAATTATATGTTGGTTTATCTGGTGGACTGACAACTACCAGGCCTACATCTGGATCTGCTGTAGTTGCAGTAGTAGCATATTCTAACTCTACCACTGGTAAATTATTGGTAGCGCCAATCAAGGGAGGAAATGCCACTTGGGGTGCTGTTAAAAACGGTATCTAAGTGTTATAATTAAACTATGGCAACTAGTAGAAGTAGTTCGAGGCAATATAATGTTGGAGAAAGACCACCAACAGTTTTATGGACATTTGTAAAAGGTGATACTTCTGCGTTTAAAGTTTATGTAACAGATGATGCAAAACAACCACTTAATATTCCAGACTGGAGTATTTTAATGAAAATTAAAAGACCGACGAATACGTCAGACCTAGGAAAAATTACTGACAATGCAACAACAATTATGTTATTAACTCCAGCAGCAGACGCAGATGATGCAGATGGCGAGTTTACGGTTTCTTTAACAGCAGAAGAATCGGTTTCTTTGCAAACAGGCGATATCTTTGATATACAACTATCTTCTGCAGGAAATGCTCAAGTTTGGACAGTTGCTCAAGGAAGCATAGTCGTTCTTGAGGATGTTACAGACTAATGGCAAAAGCAGTAGTACTTGATACCCCTGTTGCCATTACAAAAAAAATAAAACAAGAAGACTATCCTAGAATAGTTATAATAAATGAAGTATTACCTTTTAGAGTTAGATTTACAAGCATAGGAGTTGAGGGGTATAGTTCAACAAATGTTCCACCAATTCCATTGCAAATAATTGGATTTAGCAACTACATTTTGTAAGAAAGGACAACATGGCACATATTACAATTGCAACACCAATGTATGGTGGCATGTGCACTGGCGTTTACATGAAAAGTATTTTAGAATTAGTTAGAGAATTATCTCAGGCTGGCCATGCAGCAAATTTTATTGATATTGCAAATGAATCTTTAATTACTAGAGCAAGAAATATATTAACTGAAACATTTTTAAGAACAAATAGCGACTATCTTTTATTTATAGATGCAGATGAAGGTTTTGTATCTAAAGGTATTTTAAAAATGATTGAAGAAAAGGTAGACTTGGTAGGCGCTGCGGTACCAATGAAGGGAATTAATTGGGAAAGAGTAAGACGTGCAGCAAAAGAAGATAAGCCAGATTTGGAAAAATTTACTGCTATTTATAATGTTAATATGAATGAGGATCAAAAAAAAGAATTAAGAGAAAATCCAAATCAAATTGTAGAAGTAGAGTATATTGGAACTGGTTTAATGTTGATATCTAGAAAAGTTTTTGAAACAATCAAAAAAAATGTAAAGCAATATCGATGTGATCAAGATAAAATCGGATCCATTATGTTTGGAGACCCTATTTATGATTTTTGGCAAGCAATTATTGATGATAAAAGTGAAAGATTGTTGTCAGAAGATTATCAATTTTGTAAATTATGGAGACAGAGCGGTGGCAAAATTTATCTCGCTCCTTATGTGAGGGTACAACATGTCGGAACATACTGGTTCAAATAAGTTAGAGGGCTTTGAGCCCGTATATATTATTAATTTAAAATCAAGAAAAGATAGATTTGATTATATAACAAAACAATTAAATGACAATGGTCTATTAAATTATAATATTGTTGAGGCAATAGATGGCAGTTCTGCAAATTGGGAAGAATTAGTTTTTGATAGAAATTCTTTATCTTTAACGGATTCAGAATTAGGTGCAACGGTCTCTCATTTAAGTACAATTAAAAACTGGCTTGAAAATTCAGAATCTGATTATGCAATCATCATTGAGGATGATTTAAGTTTTGAAACTATCAAATATTGGAATTTTACTTTTAATGATTTTATTAAATCTATTAAACAAAAATATGATATTTTACAATTATGCATTATTCATAATTTTCAAGTAAATACTTCTTTTCATATAAGAGAATACCGAGATTGGTCTGCAGCATGTTACGTAATTACACGACAGGGTGCAAAAAAAATAATTGATAAATATTTTATTGATGGAAAATTTGTTTTACCAAACAATTATATGGCTCTTGCAGATTTTATTATTTACTATGGATTTAAGTGCTACTCCCAGCCATTGTTTACCTACTCAGTAGATTTTGAAACATCTATTACTGCTCCAAACAATACAAAAGAAGATAAAGAAAACCCAAATGGAATTCATTATAAATCTAGACAAGATGTTATTTCTTTTTGGGAACAATATGGCTTATCCTAATTGGTTTCATACTCATACAAAAAACTTTGAAAAATGTCTTAATGAATATAAGCATCTCTCAAAACTTAATTTTTTACAAATTGGGGCATATACTGGAGATGCTTCAGAATGGTTATTAAAGAATATACTAACCAATAAAACGTCATTTTTAACTGACGTAGATACTTGGCGGGGATCCGACGAATTAATACACAAGACTTTTGATTGGGAAAACCTTGAGGCCTTATATGACAAGAGAATGTCTAAGTTTTCAAATATTAAAAAATATAGGGGGACAAGTTTGTCTTATTTACAAACTTGCAATATAAAGTTTGACTTCATATACATAGATGGAGACCATACATCTAATGGAGTTTATCAAGACGCTATTTTTTCATTCCCGCTTTTAAAAGATCAGGGCATAATGGCATTTGATGATTATCTATGGAAACATGATACAAATAGTTTAGAATTAGAGCCTAGGATGGGTATAGACAAATTTCTAGAAGAACATAAAAACGATGTTGAAATTTTAATTAATGGATATCAGATTTGGATAAAAAAGTTAAAAAAATAATGTTATAATAAACCCATGGCAATCGTATCCTTATCCACAGTAAAGACTCTGTTTCAAACAGGTGATCGTCCTACGCAGACAGATTACGAAAAATTAATTGATTCTACCGCAGCCAGATCTACAGATCTAGGATCCGCTGGTAATAACGAAAACACAATTTCTGGTATTGAAAATGCCACAGTAATTGATAGTTTTAGTGCAACAGAATGGAGAATGGTTAAATACATTATCTCTATTGCAAAGACTTCTGCTGGTGATAATAAATATTATGCCACAGAGATGACCATATTAGTTGATGGATCAGATGTATCTGTTAGCGAATATGGCACGATTGACAACGATGGGAATATTGGAACCGTTAGTGTCTCAAAAGCAGCGGGAACAGTAGCAATTACTGTAACCCCTGCACCAGGAATAACCCCAATCACTGTACGTTATGCACGTATAGGATTAAAGGCCTAACAAGGAGATAAACAATGGCAACAGTCGCAAAAGACTTTAAGGTAAAAAATGGTCTGATTGTTGAAGGTTCAACAGGTACCATCAACAATTTTGACATTCTTACAAAATCATCCGCAGATCAGACCTACATTCAAGGTCTTGTTGGTGGAGTAGCAAATTCACAATCAGTAGCAAATGCTATTGTATTACGAGATGCAAATGCAAGTTTTGCAGCAAACGTAATTACAGCAGATTTAGTTGGAGATGTAACTGGCAATGCAGATTCAGCAACAGCCCTTGAAACAGCACGAAATATTGCTGGTCAAACTTTTGACGGTACTGCAGATATTTACATTGCAACTACAGATTTAACAAACGTAACTGCTACAGCAACAGAAGTTAACATCCTAGATGGTGCCACACTATCTACAGAAGAACTTAACACTCTTGATGGAATTACAGCATCAACTGCAGAGTTAAATATTCTTGATGGAGTAACTGCAAGTTCATCAGAGATTAATTTATTAGATGGAGTAACAGCAACTACAGTTGAAATCAATTATTTGAGTGGAGCAACATCAAACGTTCAAGCACAATTAAATGATAAGGCTCCTCTTGCTTCACCAGCATTAAGTGGTACACCTACTGCTCCAACAGCAAACCCTGGAGATAACACAACACAAATTGCAACTACTGCATTCGTATCAAACGCAGTGGCAAATATTGTTGATGGCGCTCCAGAACTACTAAATACATTAAATGAGTTGGCAGCAGCAATTGGCGATGATGCAAATTTTGCAACTTCATTAACAACTTTAGTTGGAGGAAAACAAAATACATTAACTGCAGGCAATAATATTACAATTACAGGTAATACAATTGCAGTAAGCGGACTTGATGCAGCAGATATTTCAGACTTCAACACAGCAGCACTTTCTGCAACATCAGCAGCATACGATGCAGCGGGAGCAGCAGCAAATGCTTTATCAGCAGCAGAAGATTATGCAGATGCCTTAACAACATCAGACATTGCAGAAGGTACAGAGCAATACTTTACAAATGCTCGTGCTAAGGCTGCAGCAGCAAATTTGTTAACTTCTGCAACACTTACAAATATCACAATTACAGGAGATGGCTCAGGATTAACAATTACCGCAGAAAACGGTGTTGCAGATTCAGATACAGATGATCTACTTGAGGGAACAACAAATCTATACTTTACAAATGCTCGTGCAGTTACAGCCCTTGAAGCAGTAACTCCAGATTTCCCAGCAGTAGAAATTGCTAGCGTGGCAAAGCAGGTAGCAGCAGAAGCATCTGTTGCAACTGCAAGCACAAGCACAGCAGTTTCATGGGCTAAAACAGATTATCGTTCTGCTGAGTTCTTAGTAAAAATTGCTAATGGATCTCACACAGATGTTTCAAAGGTTATTTTGACTCTTGACACATCAGATAACGTTGCAATCACAGAATACGCAATAGTTGGAACAAATGGTTCTCTTGGATCAGTTTCAGCAGATGTAAGTGGTTCAGATGTTAGATTACGTGTCACAACCTCTAACAACACCTCAACAGTTGCTGTTATTGGAACATTACTAAAGTAATAAATTAACAATTAGGAGATAAAATGGCAACAGTAAATAAAGACTTCAAAGTCAAGAACGGACTTTCCGTAACACTTGGCGGTACATTTGGAGGCACAGTTACTGTTGCCACTCCTACAGAATCTACACATGCTACAACTAAGGGATATGTAGATGCTTTAACTGGTGGTATGCCAGTAGGAAATACAGCACCATCATCACCATCTAATGGACAACTATGGTTTGATACATTAACATCAAGAGTTAATGTTTACTATAACGGAACATGGTATACACAGGCAGCGGTAGATGATACATTAAGTCTTCCAGACCACATTCACGATACAGCGATTGATGGAACTGGATTTATAGTAAGTCAATTTGTATCTAGTG